GATGGTGCTGACGGTGCTATGATTGAACTAAAGTTGGGTGACTATTACGAGTGTGATCTAGGTGAGTTTGATGTTATTGAACCTCCTGCAAGTCTGTCAGAATCTATCAATAACGCCATTGAAGGTTATCTGGACTTCTGAGTGTGCCAGTTCATCAAAGTGTCCACCAATCGTTGACAGGGCACCAGGATGCCCTATAATACATTTGTAATCAAGGGACGACCCCATGACAACCACCTTCACCGATTATGTTGCTCAACAAGATGTTAGAAACAATCTACAACTTAAGGTTCGTGAGTGGTGTTTGATGCTCTGTGATGCACTTGAGCAAGATTTTGTTCAGGATTCTATCCGTCGTGCCAACTTCTTCAACAACACTGATCCTGAATATCGTGAAGAGAGATTGAAACGTATTCAACAGGGCAAAGATCGTTACAAGTTCTACATTGAAAGTGGACGTAAGTATCACAAACTGATCATGGAGACTGATAATGGTCAACGTAGTGTTCATGCTTTTGTAAACATGAAGACTGGTGAATTGCACAAGGCAGCATCATTCAAGGCACCAGTAAAAGAACCACGTTTCGATCTGCGTATCATCAAAGAACGTGAATTTGTTCTTGAAAAGTGTGATTGGGCAGGTGGTTATCTTTACAAGAACGCATATTATACTGGTTGAGATATGATTGTAAATCTCACAAAGAATGAGGTAAAGCATCTTGTCTACCTTTTAGGTAGAGGAGATGCTGATTATCCTGAACTAAATGGTAATCTACTGAAAAAACTAGAACCATTAGTTGACATCTGCACATGTCAAGAAAAAAACAACTAACTAAAAATCATGAAAACTCCAGACAAAATGAAAGAAGAGTATAAAAAACTCTTTTGTGAAGTAATGTGTGAACTATGTGAATATGAAGATGGTGTAGATGTTTTCCGTCATTGTTTAAACTATGCTATCGGAGATGTTGGTTCATGGCATATTAAAGAATTAGGTTATCTTAATTCTATGCAGATGATTACAGATGAAGAATTTGATAAAAAAGAAACAAATAAAGAGGAATGATTGTGCCAGTCTGAAAACTGTCCACTAAATTCCCCATTGGACCCAAAACCATGTATAGTAGCAGTATGCAAAACAAACATCAAGAACATCCTGAAGACACCATTCTGACTGGTGATCTTTCTGCTATTGATCTACTCTACAACTTTACACATGCCAGTGTAAAGATGGACGGAGCTCCTGCAATCGTTTGGGGGACAGATCCTGCTACTGGCACATTTTTTGTTGGAACTAAAGCAGTTTTCAACAAACAAAAAATTCGTATTGCACACTCTCATGATGAAATTGACCAGTTCTATAAAGAAGAGGTTGCTGATATTCTTCATGCTTGTTACAATTTTCTACCTCGTACAAATCGTATCTTTCAAGGCGATTTTATTGGGTGGGGCACTGGTAGCATTTTTACTCCCAACACGATTACTTACATATTTCCCGAGTTTGTAAAGCAAAAGTGCATTATTGCACCTCATACAGAATACTTTGCTGAAAATGATCTGCGTGATGCTATAGCAGAACCTCTCACAGATTATTTTGAGCATAACATCAGAGTAAGATGGGTTCAACCTTGTGTGGATTGGTTCTTAAGTCCTACAACACCACAAATTGACACCACTGATGTCAAGTTTCTGGACAAACGTACAGCAGATTGTTGTAAAAAAATCGTCAATGCTTTTGTGCGAGAGGGTAAAGAACTTACTCATGAATTGCTGACTCTTGTGTTTGATTGTCCCAAACTTGCAAGTCTTTATCTCACTGTAATTGAGATGAAAGAGGATCTCATTGATAGTTTCAAGATTACAGATTGTCCCAAATCTTATATCGGTGATCTTCAAGTCAAGCAAGAAGGTTTTGTTATCTCGGACGATTCTGGTCGCATGATTAAACTTGTTGATCGAGAAGTTTTCTCCATGAATAACTTTAACATGCCCAAACGATGGGAGTCCCCGAACCAGTCGTAGAAGTGGCACACAGACCCTTGTGGGTGCCTTAAAATCATGTATTATTAAAGAGTCAAAGGAGCACAGCAACCATGGACACCAAAACTTATCCGATCTTTTCGGAACTTGCTGAAGTTTTTGAAGATATGACTGATGAATCTATTGATCAACTTCTCAATGAGATGGAACCTAAAAAATTTAATGTTGAAGAGTATTTGAATAGTAATTACGATTACTGATCAAAATTACACTGATTTTCAAAAACTTTTTTCAATCATGGCAACTCGTTCACGCATCGGTATTCAACTTTCAGATGACTCTATTCTTTCTGTTTATCATCATTGGGATGGTTATCCTTCTTGGTTGGGTAGGATTCTTAAAACGCACTACAATACGAAGGAGAAAGTATCCGGACTGATTGATGGTGGGGATATGTCACTTTGCTGGACTGATGAGTCATTTAATGCTGCTGGCAAACTAACAAAAAAAGCAGAAAAAGGTCCACAATACTATTCTGAACGTGGTGAAGATTGCCCTCCTCGTTTAGATTCCAGTGTCGTTGAATATCTTGACAAAGATAATAATGAGGAGTATGCTTATGTTTATACTCGTGATGGTGAGTGGAAATGTTTCGATATGAACGCATTTGACCGCAGAAAATCACCTGAACTCGTAGAAATACCATCGGGAGCGTTAATGGCATGAAACCTGATATTTTAGGCAGAATAATTGGATCATTTCTAGTTGTTTCTGCCTATTTTGTTGTTTTACATGTTAGTGTAACGATTGGAGTGGTCATGCACTTCATTGCTGATTTAATCTCAGTGCCATTTTTTGTAAGAACTAAATCTTGGGATGTTGTTATCATGCTAGGATTCTTACTTGTCATTTCATTTACCAAATTATTTGGAGTTTCTAATGCAATCCTATGAAGATCAACGGCGTCAAAGATTGAGTGATGCTATTTTCGATTACATTCAAGACGATAATGTTGATGCAAGAGAATTGTATCAAGATATTAAAAATGAAGTCGTAAGTTCAATGAATTATTACAAAAGATATGCAGATAAATGTAATGATCTTTTGGACAAGTTGAATGGATATAGGGAGGTTGATTTTAGTTTAGAGGATTCAGAACCTCAAGATAATCAGTTGATGAATAAAATTCAAGCAACTTCTCCATACAATGATGGTTGGACTAAAGAATTTTACAACGAAATCGTAAAAGATACTGAAATAAATGGTATCGGCACTGCTAGTATTGGCATGGGAACAGCTCCTGATTGGCAAAAGTTCTGGAATGAGGATTCGATTCTGACAGATTGCTGATGGAAAATCTTTTCAGACTGGCAACAGAAGTCGCTTCAACATCACCTTCAAAGAAAAAGGTTGGTGCTATTCTTCTTAAGAAAAACAGAGTAATTGTCTGTGCTACTAACAATGAAACCAAAACTCACCCAATTCAAGCACATTGGGCAAGAAAAGTTGGACGACCTCAGAAGATTTTTCTTCATGCAGAATTGTCCGCATTGGTTAAGGCAAGAGAAGAAGGTGACAAAATTATTGTTGCTCGTTTGGGAGGACATAATCAGGATGAACTTAGAATGGCAAGACCTTGCCCAGTATGTGAGGCTTATCTAAGAGAATGTGGAGTCACTGATGTATATTACTCAGTGACAAATAACAAATGGACCTATGAACATTGGAGTAACTAATCATGCTTTTTGATGTTGAAGTAAGACCTGGATACGGTACTGAACATTTCAATTATTACACAGAAACTGTAGAAGCATTGACCTCACATGATGCTGTTGCAAGAGTTGAACGTGCTAATCCTGGATGTGATGTAAGATGCACAAGATCTTACAATGCAGATAATTCAGGTTCTTCTTTTTCCAATATGGGTGAGATGGGATCTTACCTAATTCTTGGTGCAATTATCTTTGCTCTCTGGTTAGTTATTGAATACTGGTGGATCGCATTACCTCTCGGATTGATTGCATTAGGAGGGTGGATTATGGATTTATTTGGTAAAAACTGATTTTTTACCAATTTTGTTGGCGAGCATGACCTAGACTTCATTTCAAGTAGAAATATAGAAAAAACAATTTATAGCACCTTCAGATCCCTGTCTACCACTGGGTGGACAGTTGTCTAAAGTGTCCACTATCGGTTGATTCCGGTCGGTTTTCCTGTATTCTATAGAAGTCGAGAGGAACGCAACTCAATGCACCCCTACTACACTACATCTTTCGTTGATCGTGAGATGTTTGCTTACAATGCAAACTATCAGAAACAACAAGAAGAAAGGGAAACTGCGAAACAGAAACTTGACCGCATTTTGGCTCAACCCGAAACAAGAATTGGTTATGCTTTCCAGTTCTTAAGTGACTTTGGGGATGAAGAAGAATCCCGCACTAAGTGTTACAATGCCATTGCAAAATGGTCTGACAAACTTGACACCTCCGAATCACACTTCTGAATCATGAACTACAACAATTTCTGGGACAATGTGTTAAAACAGGAGGAATGGAATGATGAACTGAAACGGTGGGAAAATACTCACCCTGAGTATCAACCATTCAAAGAAGATTCTAATTCACAACGTCAACAAAATCTCTCAAACTCATGAACTACAGACTCAAAG